GGCATATGTACGATTAGCAATTGCCTTTGCCTCAGCATCTTCTATGGCTTTTTTCTCTGTAGCATGTTTGTTTTCAAAGTCATAACTTGATATGTCTTTGATTTCTTCATTTTTTTTGCCATCGTTATATTCTATTTCGCCTATTGTTCCATTCCATTGTATGGCATGAATGTTATCGGCAACCAAACCAACGAAATTTTTGCTATCTATGACCATACCATCAACAGCAATTCTTGATGTACCGTCTTGTTCGCCATCTTTCATGTAAAGTATTTTTGCCATTATTTTTCTCCTAAAGTTAATTGTGCACTAGAAAAGGTTGTTAATCTTCCCTTAATGAAGGTGTTAAAAGACAAACTTATTCGTTCTTCTTTATCATTATTATTTTCTACAAAATGATACAACGTTGAGGGAAATAACAAACATCTTCCCTCTTGTATTTTAATATTACAAATATTTGAATTATAGGTATTAATTTCAGTAAAATCAAAAGCAAAATTTTGGAATATATTTCTATGGTCGTGTTTAAATGAAATAGGTGTATTACCTTGAAAATAATAAGTACCACTTATAAAAGAATTAGGGTGCGAATGAAAATGATGTGATGTATTGGTTGGATTTATATTCAACCATGATTGTGTTATATATACATCAATATTTTTTATTATACATAAAACCTCATGAGCATATTTACTAATTTGTTCTAATAAATATTTTTTTAAATCAGATAAATATGGAATATCTAAAATATAATGGTCTGTTGTTATTATATTACCACTAGTATTTCTTGATTGGTTATTAGTTGCATATTTAATCAAAGCATCTTTATTATTGGCATCTAATGTATATCCATCACTTAAATACACAGGTATTGAAAACAAATTTTCTATTACATTTTGTGTCATACTATATAATACCAACCTGTTGCTATATACTTATTTGTTGAATATACTGCATTACCTCTGTGGGTATGTGTAAATCCACAAGGAAAAAAACAAACCGTACCTTTTTTTGGTTGTAACTTTATTCCATATTCAAGAAATTCTGTCTCGCCTTCTCCCTCAGGAATATCATTTAAGTATATTGTCCATGTTATTAATCTGTGGCATTGTTCCCCTATACCATGTTCTTTATGCCATTCATGGAAACCACCTTTTGGCGGTGTTTTTTGTACTTTAACAACCCTACTATAATATTGAAGTGGTGCCAAAGATGGAAATTCCTCTATATACTTAGTTAAAGCCTTATCTAATATTTGGTTAGTTTCGTAAGTTAAATCTTCTGAGTCATTTCGTGTATCGCTAAAATAAAATTGAAAATCTTTTCTATTTTGGACACCATTTTGATCTGCACCAAATTCCATATGTGTTGACGATTCTTTTGCTAATTTTTCAAATCTTTCAACCATTCTATCGCAATAATCATCAGAGGCTAAATTTTCATAATTACTTATAAATGTTAAATTTTTAATTTTTGTCATGTCATTCATTATATTTTACCTACATTTGTTTTTCAATTAGGGCATAATTTAAATTAAATGCCAATGAACGTCTAGTACCAGAACCTTGAAATGGATAAACTGCATGTAAAAGTGTTGATGGAAACATAAATAATTGACCGATTGTCGGCAAGGTCATAAAAGTACCTTTTGATAATAAGCTATGGTCTACTGTTGAATGTATAAATTCTATACGACCATCAATGTTATTTTTTCCTTTATATTGTCTTGGTGCAAATTCTGGTAATTGTAAATATAACACTGCTGATATGGTGCAATTTGTATGATTATGAATTGGATTGTATTCATTTTCTTTTTGATTTACAAACCAAGCACTAGTACATTCAACAGAAATATCAACATTATCTGCACTATATTTTTTTAAACCAAAATGTGTATTATTTTGTTCAAAAATTGAATGCACATAATGTCTACCTAAATCTAAAAAAATGCTTTTGATGCCAATAGAATCCATTTCAGAATCTGTTATTTCTGTTTCATCTTCTATTTGTCCAGCAAGTGTTGCGCCAATGTTTTTTGCATTTTCTCGGTTATCTGCAAAATTGTTTATACGATTAACAACATAATCTTCAATATTAGTAACCAATATTCTTGGTGCAAATGGTGCCAACAATGTTGTTTGTAAATTCATTCTTGTCATGTCATTCATTGTGATAAAGCCCTATTATTTTTATTTTTAAGCTCTATAATTTTAGATAATTCAAGTAAATTTTGATTTGACTCATTTGCTTTTACCATTTCATTTCTGAAAGATTCAATCGCCGCTCCAGATTGTCGTGATTGCATAGCATTTTCTACCAACAAAATAGGTAACCAAGCCATTGCACAAGCATACTCATCAACTTCTTTACCATCATTTGGGTTTGTGCCTTTCATTTGAACAAACCAAGCACATTTAAATTGTTTACATTTTTTGAAGCCATTTAAAGGGCAATTTTCCTCCACCTTTAATTGCATATTAATCCTTATTGGCTATTATAAAATCCACGTAGTTAACATTAATTGCCGCGGTAGATGCACCAACTGCTAAGTTACCTGCTGTTACATTACCACTTAATGATGGCGAACCAGAAAGACTTGGAGCACCTGACATGCTACCACTTAAATTATGTGAGTGATTGTGTGAACCACCACCACCAGTATTGGCAATAATATTGTTATTTGTATTTGTACCTTGTGTATTTATATTTGCACCAATACCTTGAACAATAGGAACGTTACCACCATTAAAGAACATAGTATGGTTATGTGCCGGTATTTGACTGGTTGATAATGTGGTACTACCTATGTTACCACTAACACTTACTCCTAAATTTCCAACAGCAACTGCTAAATTACCAGCATCTGTTGATAAATTAGAACCCGGATTACCACTAACAGAACCACCAGCAACTGTTGCGCCACTGCCAAGAGCAGTACTAAATGCCACACTACCACCAGTTCCAACTGAACCAGTTACAAGTCTTAATGCCTTATCATTATGTGTTGTCTGTTTTGTCCAACCAGTTGGAGCCGCAGTCTGTTGAAACAACATAGATGTACCTGATGGGAAAGGTTCTGCATTATTAACCGCAGTTGTTACAAAGGCAGTTGTTGCAAGTCTTGTGGTATTATTACCTGCTGTCTGTGTGGTAGATGTTGGATTACCGCCTAAATTTAAATCTGTAAAAGCATCAACAACATTTGCACTTCCACCACCACCATCTAAATATACTGCTTTAACTTCTCCATTTGCAATATTAACAGTTGTACCTGAACCTTGTTTTATAGTTATTATTTGACTACCTGTTGTGGCATTTTCAATAAATTGTAATCTACTTACTGTATTTGGTAGAATAGTAAGAACTCTTGTTGCAGATAATGTTGCAGAAGATGTTACCTTAACGTACATACCTCTTAATGGGTCTGTTGCACCATCTGCCACAGTTTCTGTTTGGTCTCCATCAGAGGCAAAACAATCTTTTGTGGTAAAACTTAAACCTTCGCCTATTAATTGTAGGTTTGTATTTGTTACATTTCCCCAAGTACCACTGGCATCACCGGTTCCTAGTTCATCTAACCTTAAATCATTAACATAGGTACTAGCCATTTATGCCTCCTAAGCTATTGTAATGATAGCATTTGCCCCTGCCGCTGGGAACACTATCCTAAATGTACCAGATGACACGGTAAAATCTCCACCAAAGTTTAATACTGCTATTGCCTTATCTGAGGCAGAACTATTATATATTAGCGCTCCTCTGGCTGTAAATGAAGCACTTGTCCATGTTGGGTCATCTGCATCAAAAAATGCAGTTGTACCACTTGTTGATACAGTTGTACTTGTTAATGTTTCACCACCAGCACTATAACCTGAGCCACTGATTTCATTTGATGTTGTGTATGCAGTTGTACTTGCACCTAAACTTGCAGAACTTGTATAGAGAGCTATCTTTAAAGTATCTGCCGCTAAATCGTGTACTTCATCTAAAATTTCAGCTTTGAATGATGTACACATTGCCTGTGTTATCGCCATTGTTAAATACCTCCTTCGTATTCTGCTTGGTAATTGCGTTGCATTTCTTGCTGAAACAATGCTATTGCTTCATCAAATTGTGCCTTATACAAGTTTACACTATCTGGTGCCTTAATAAAAGCAGAACTTTCATATAGACAAGCGGATAACAAAACTTGCTCTGCATTATCTCCTACCCAACTATTGGCATTAGTAGAAGATAAACCTGTTTCAAGACCAATAAAATCTACCTCATATGCTAATGTTGCAGAAGGTGTTGGTCCTATCAATATTTTAATACCAGATGTTGTTGCCTTTTTAGTTGCATACATAAATGGTTCGCCTTGTGTACTTGCGTTTGGTACGTAATCTCTTAAATAACTATCTATTCTATGTTTAAGAAAGATTACATCACTATTTGCCTTTGTAACAGCCACTTGACGTATCATTCTGGCATTTGCAACATCATATTCTTTTGTTCCAATTACAAAATTGCCAGATAAGGTTTTTCTATAACATGGCAAATTTGGCAATCTAGCGAATATCATGCTTTCTGCTTGCTTAATTATTTCTGGTATTGATGTTGAAAACTCAGTACCGTCATCTTCAATAAAATTTTTAATATTTGTTTCTAATTGTGTAAAATTCATTTAATTACCCCATGTTCCATCATTCCAAGCACCTTCGCCATAACCCGGATTAATACGTGCAGTTTCATCACCTACCGCAGAAGTACCCGCAACACCAGTTACAATAATAGCTGTTTCTATAAAGAATGTAGATGTACCTATTGCTCCAGTACCTGCAACACCTGTTTCTGTTATTTCACTTTCTACTACAGATGTACCTAATGCTGATGTACCAGTAATACCTGTTGGGAAAGGTCCATTAAATATATCTATAGAAGAGTCACCAATTAAACCAGTTCCTCTGACCTCTTCATCTCCACCCCAAACACCTGTACCAAATGCGTTTTCTCCCCAACCATTTGTGTTGGTTTCTGGTATTTCTGATTCAGCAACCTCAACACCTGCGTTTGCAGTACCAGTGGCGCTTGTAGGAGTAACTGTTAAATTAAGTGTGCCATTACCTTCTTCGCCAAAAGTTCCAATACCACTTGTGCCAGATACACCTGTAATTGCTACATCAGTATTTGCTACTGAACTACCTACTGCTACTGTACCAGTTACACTTGAAAGTGTTCCAGTTTGTGTGTCAAAACTTTCAACACCAGTTCCACCAGTTGCACTGATACCAGTTACATCAAATACCCTATCGTGGTTTATTGTTTCAGTTCCAGTTGCACCAGTTCCTGTAACTCCAGTAATTACAAAACCTGCAGATACATCATTGACTGTACCTGTACTTGATATAGAGGTGGCATTTACATCTGTTTGGTCTTGCGCTATTACATCATTAACTGTGCCAGTACTAGAAACACCTGTAATAACAAAACCTACCGCATAATCACCTATTGCAGTTGTACCAACCTGTCCAGTAACTGGTTCATCTAAAGATATTCCAACCTGTCCAATTCTACCAAAGGCCTTAAATGCTACACCTTTTTGTGACCTTTCAACTCTTGATGCAAATATATCATGAGTAAAACCAAATAAAATTGTTACATTTTCTGGGTCGTTATCTGGTCTAGGATTAAATAATGCAGTCGCATCTACAACATTTTTTGCAGGTGTTAATTGTGGGTGTTTTGGGCTATATTCTTCTGGTTCAACACGTAGATTATCCCATGTGGTTTTTAATTGAGTATATTTAACCTCAAAACCACTAATATCGCTAATTGCTTTAGATTTTTTGCCTGATGCAAATCTTGCCATTATCTCAAATTCAATCCAGTTGGTTGTAATTTTAAAGAAACACCATCATTATCATTAGACGAGGCATACTCAAATGCTTCATTATATATCTGTTTCAACAACGGATATTTGTCTGGTGCATATTTTACAGATAATTTACTTGCCAAACCAGCACATATACATTCTGTCCATGTATATGGAATATCTGTGTCTTGGTCTGATAATGTAATATCTTCTAATTGTGTCATTGCATAGTAATTTAATCTATATGTACTTCTATCAGGTGTTTGCCATAAAAATATTTTGTAAATATTATTAGAGCCTGCTTGCCTTTGTCTATCTAACATATATTGATTAGGTTTGCCTGTATCTGATTTATTAGGTATTTGATTATACTCAGATATTGTAATTCTGTTTATAATTGTATCTGTTCTTGTTGCATCGGCACTATCAAATATTACAACATCAAGAAAATCAAAAACACCTGCTGGTAAGTCGTAAGAACTTGTACCTTCTACCAAATTAAGTGTGTTTGATGTTACTGTCCAATAATTTATGCCTCTATTTGCCCATTCAGAAAATAATAAATTAAGGCTTCTACGAGCAGATATGGCTTGGTCTCCAGTTCTTATCTGTATATCAAGACCACATCTCTCGTATGCCTCAGTAATTATTTCTTCAACGTTTGGTCTGAATGCAACTGTTCCTGATGTTGCCATTTTTTTATCCTAATACTTCTTCTTCATTGTTAAAACAATTTGGTAAGAATCACCTGCACCTGCACCAGTAGTTGTAAATTTTATATCACCAGTTGGACTTGTGCCTGTTTGTTTTGTATTAGGCAAACCACCTATATCGGAAAAATTTACTTCACCAGATTGACCTTCATCAAGGTTAAGAATGATAATATCAGTACTAGCATCTGCCGAAACTTGTACTGTCATACCTTTAATAACCCAAGTACATTTTAAGATTTTTACACCTGTACAAGCATCTCCATTGGCATTAGCTTGTAATGTTGAAACATCTACTTTTGTTACCGCACTTTCGTCTCCAGTATCTACATACTGATATTGAAATGCCATAACGATTTTTCGAGTATCCTCGGAAAGAATAGTGCTTGATGTAATATCAGCCATTATACCCTCCTATTAAGATGCATCAGAAGAGCTTGAAATACCCATAAATTTTAACACAATAACAGTATCGCCACCGGGGTCTCCAGATACCACAAGTTCAGTTGCTTCTGCAGTTGCAGTAGATGCTGTTGTTGTGCCACCTGACATTCCTAAAACACCATTGCATGGGAAGAACCCTTTAAAACCTGTAGAATTGGTTGCTACAGAAATACCATCTACAAATCCATCAGTATCTGAATCTGTTCCAATATCTTGTAAATTTACGTTATTAACTGATGCAGTTGTAACTGCTATCATTACTGCCATTGGTATAAAATTATTTGGTATACCGATTGCTGACTCTTTACCTGTAGTTGCACCATTAGCAACTGTAATGGTTGCTGTATAGGTTTCTAATGTCATTTGATTTGTTAAAGCACCAGAGTTTGCATCTTTAACAATAGTTTTAAAACCATTTTCAGAACGAACTGGTCCGTTGAATGTTGTATTAGCCATGTAAATTCTCCTTGTCTTGGCTAGTGTCTACTTTCGTAGTCAAGGTTAATTGAAAGAGGGAGTCTATAAACTCCCTCTCATGCAGTGGATTTATGCCGCACCTTCAGTTCCGAATAAACCTCTCCAATCGGTAAAACCGAAAGAGTATCTTTCACGAACCTTATAACGTACGTTGCCTGTTTCAAATTCACCTTCTACACCTCTTTTTAGTGGAGAACGTTGAAACATTTTCATACCATCTGGCACATCTGTTTTAATGAAAAATGCATCACTATCTGTTAATCTTCTCATAATATGAAAACCTTGTGGTAAATATGAGCCAGAACGTAATACGTTTATGTCATTATCAGCAGTACCAGTTCTTAATTCACTATTCAATATTCTTTGAGCAGTAAAGGTATATGCAGTAGGGATAATTAGCATTTGTCCCTGTGCCGCAATTCTCAAACCTTTATCGTCTTTCATATCTGCGATTTGAATTAAAAGTGATTCTAGTGATGTTTCACTCAAATCTGCCGCTGTTGCCAAAGTATTACTTTGATTACCTGATTGTGTTGGGTGTGAAGTTGATAATAATGCCACACCATCACCACCAGCATGTACACCAGCGCTTGTTGAGTTGTTTAAAATATTTGCCGCTTTTATTTCTTTAGTTGCAGACATACTTCTTGCTAATGCTTTTGTATATCTTGAAGCGATAGAACCATAAAGCCCATCTTCTTCTGCTTCTTCAGTAATTGAAAACGCCAATGCGATTGTTTCATGCTGATACCTTGCAGTAAAACCTTCTGAGGCAGTGTCATAAGATACTGGAGCACCTTCGTTCTTTGTTGGTGCATTTCCAAAACCTGTTAACAATACATCTTCTTCAAAAGCCTTATTTGATGTGTTTGCATCAAAGACCTTTGCAAATTCTGCAGGGTAACTGTCATATTCTAAGCCGAACAGGGTATTTAAACCCGGCTCAAGCATCTTTGCAAATTGTGCTCTATTCATAGCCATAGTTTAAATCTCCTATATACCAGCAGTTGCTTTGAGCAAGTGCTCGTTAATTAATACTTCAACCTGTGCAAACTCTGCAAAACTATTTTCTGGTGAGTCATACAAACCAATAATTTTACATGTTGCAGTACTGGCACCCATTGTACCATTTAAGCTGAAAGCCGATTGACCTGTATTTGTAGAGCCAGAACCCGCAACAACATCTGCACAATTTCCTACGTTGGTTTGTGCTGGTGTGCCTGCTGATTGTACTCTGTAAACAATGTACGGGTCGTCATAAACATAAGCAATAATGTCTGTTGCTACTGTTCCTGATGGGAAAAATTTAGAATATACATATTCGCCATCACTTGCTGTGTAAGAAACACCTGCGAAAACACCTATGTTATTAGTTTCTGTTGCTGTATGCGGTGTTATCTGACCATTTGCATCAAGGATACATAAATCGCCAGTAAAAATATTTTCCGCTAGTCCAGAAGCTATTGTATATTTGTTTGCTCTTGGTGATGTCCCACTCATATGACGAAGAGGTATAAATCCATATGGTGCGTTTGCATTTGCCATAATTTAAGTCCTTTTCTTAAAGTGTTAATCCTCCATGGCAGACACCTGTCTACCACGACTACTTGAGGACTTCCTATCTTGATAAATAGGTTGTCCAGTTCTACGACCTAATGAATCTAATTCACCAGTTAATGCCTCATTTTGTTGGTCTGACTTTTGATTGTAATATGCCTTCATCTGTTGATGTTGTTCTTTTGGCATTTCACAAAGTAGCATTCCCTCAATACCTATGCAACCAACCCATTGTCCGTGATTGATTGTAGGAAAATGTTGCTCTTTAACTGTATCAGATTTTCTTGGTTCCCAACCTTCTCGTAGACGTTTGTATACGTTATCGGGAGTATCTTTACCCTGAATCGCGGTAGCTACCCATCGTTGAACATACCCCGGTCGTGCTTCTGGGGCATCTAACAATGCTGGTGGTTTCCAATGTGTTTGAGGTCTTGCCTCTTCTTCTCTCATTGAAATCCTTAAATCACTTCTTGAACTCTTACTAGACATATTATGTATCCTTCCTGCTTAAATTCGTTATTTCTTTAGCATACTTTTTAAGATGCTCAGGGTCTGTAATACCTAATTCTCTTGCCATACGTAATTGCTCCGAAGTCATTCGTATACGGTTTCCTCGATATGCCTGACCACCTGTAGTGGGTGCAACTGCTTGTCTACTTTGTCTAGGCCTATTTTCAGTTACCTCTTTTTTAGATATTAGCTCGGGAAAACTCTTTTGTAAACGATTATTTAATTCATCATAATATGATGTATCGTTTTTATCGTAACCCTCTATATCAAGTTGCACATCAATTGCTCTTGCCATAGCAGTTTCTTTTTCATAACCTTTTGAATTAAACCAATCGTTTTGTTTCCACCAAGACATTGCTTTATCAGGTGGTGGATTGGTTGCCTGTTGTTGTGCCTTACCAACAGTTGGCGAGATTGCCTCGCTCTGTCTTCGTTGTGCCTTCGCTTGATTTTGTAAAGCTATAGCAGTTTTTATATCTACTAATTCTTCGTTAAATTTAACTTGAGCCTCTGTATCACCTTCTTCAATGGCTTTTGCAAGTGCCCTTTTTGTTAAATTATAATGTTCTGCTAATTGATTTTGACCTTGTGTTTCATTAGCTTTTTCTATCTTTTCAAGCCTTTGTGTTAATCCAGAAACAGTATTTTGCAGATTTTGCGCTTCTTCTTCTGCATTTTTTTTGTCTCGCAAGATTTTTTTTATTCTTCTTTGTACCGCCGCACTCATATCTTCATCAGATATTTGTAACTCTTTTGGCTTTGCTTTTACTGGTTCTTTTTTTTCGTCAACCGCAGGTCTATTCTCGTTTGATTGTGGTTGTACGTTTTCTATTTCTATTTCTAAGTCTTGTTCTTTTAATTTATTTTTAGCCTCATCAATACTTTCATTTATTTCAGCATTAACTTCTTCTAAAATTTTGTCTTCAATATTATTTTCCATGGTTGCGACCTCCAAGTTTCGCATTAAATATAAGCAGTTACTTGTACTCCATCAGGCAAGATTGATGTAATCTCGTCATCATTAAGTAAAATAAACCGTACGTTGTTAACAACAATCTTTTGACCAGCATATTTGCCAAATGTTACAAAATCGCCAACCTTAGGTGTTGTTTCTTGCCTCCATTTTGCACCTGTATCTCTGTCACGATAAGCTAATTCACCTATTGCAACAACATGACCATGAGCAGTTAGAATTTGCTGATTATCTTTAGCAGTTTCTGGTAATATTATACCACTCTTTGTCTGTGTTGCGATTTCTGCAGGTTGTATTAGTATTTTCCAGTTTAAAGGTTTTGGAAGTTGATGTGATGCAATAGTTGCCTTAGACAAACTATCTGCATAAATTTTATCTCCGTGTTGATGAGTCACGTTATTCATCTCCTATATTTATTTGTTTTAAGGTTTCGTCAATTATTTCGCAAGACTCTTCTATGCCTTGTGCAATACCGACATTTTTTTGGTATGATTGAAAATCGGACATTCGTCCATCAACCATATTACTCGCTATTTCCGCTTTCTTCTTTTGTAGGTTCTTCTTTATCTGATTTAACAGGTCCGTCGTGTTCATTTATTGATGCCTCCCCAGACATTGAAACACCAGTAACCTCTATGGTTACATCTTTTTGTTCATTATCCATATTACTTGCCTTTTTTAGCTGTTTTAACCTTTTTAGCCTTTTTAGTTTTTTTCTTAACCATTCCTTTTTTACCTTTTGAGTGGTACATATTTTCGCCTCCTTTTAAAAGTTTAGAAAATTGCGCTCTATTTAACATTGCTACTCCATAACAACACAATTAGTGTATCAGTTCTATTTTTATATAGATAGTATTTTTAAAAAAAAATGCAAATATTTTAAAAAAAGAACCTTTTTTGTGTTGACTTATACTTAGTATTTGGTACTATAGAATTATAAATTATCAATTTCATGGGAGAAAACAATGATAAATTTTACTACTGGAAAAGAATATCAGGGAACAAACTTTGACCAGCTATTAGGTCTTGGCACTGAATTTTGTACATTTAGACAGGCAATCAATTTTTTTGGATTGACTGGTAAAGAATTAAAAGGTGCTAAATCTTGTGCAAGATTAATGAAAATAGTTGATAAAGAGATTTTTTGTAAAATTACAAATAAAAAAATCAAGAGAATGATACCAGTTTATTTCAACGTTTTTGAAAA